TTAACCTGGCGAGGTAGTAAAAATGGACAAAATAAGAAACTTTTTAACATTCGGTCTATACAATAGAGTAGTAGAGGCCGAGAGACAAGCTCAAAGCTATTATTCAGAACTGAAAAGAATGATAGAAAATCTTGTGCATGAAAGTGATATAGAGGATGCGGTTGAAGAAGAAATCAACAAACGCAGTATTCTCACAGAGGACAACTTTTGCCCTAGTGATTATGATTGCGTAGTTGAGGGCGACTATGACCTATCAGATTTAGACACCTTTCTAACAGAAGATGATGCTAGCGATTTTGTAACAAAAACAGAAATGTACGATGCTATTCAGGCACGAATAGACTTGATTGCGCATGATGTATTGGAGGGCAAAATAAAAGCAGTATTGACCTTGTCATCTGACAAAGAAAACGAGAGTTAAACACCTCTGCCGGGGTGGTGAGCATTTGTGAATGTCTGCTTGCCACCTTGGCCCTCTAAGGGCCTCTCACGGGTTGTCTTCCCTTCCCTTCTTAAAATAGGACTCAGGCAAATCAGCATATAAGCAAATGCTAATATTCATACTTAACTATATTAGAATATTCTAATATGGTAATTTACTTATATAAAAATAAAGCTTGACATTTCATACAGCTGCTTTATAATGGGATGGTGGGCGGGGCTGATAAACTTAAAATAAGTATATAAGCAAATGCTAATATTGCGAACAACAAATTAATTAAATAAATATTAAAATAAATCTTGACATTGATATCATTATCAATTATTGTATAGGTATATCAGGAATTAACCTGATTTAAAAACGGAGTAAATTATGAATAAATTTAATCAATTATGCGTATTGTCTGGCACATTGATGCCTGATGGCGGCTCAAAAGAATTTGAAGAATACTTCAAAAACCAAATGGGGGTTGATGTAAAATTTGAAAGAGAAGTCAAAACTTTACCTGATGTAGATGACAATGGTAGAAGTGTTGCTGATACGGGCGGGAGAAATGATATTTTCTTTTATATATCGAATAGTCATATGAGTAAGTTTGCAATAGCAAGATTGTCAATGGGTATCAGGTGGTGGGAAGATGTATTAGAAAATGGAAGTGAAAAAATATATCCTGAGGAAATTGTAGCTCAATATAAAAATACTTGGAAATAAATAACTAACAGGGGCATGGATGCCCCGCTAATATCAGTATATTAGGACATACTAATATTCCCTTTCGGTTGGGGTATCGACCCCCATCGCATATGCGTGTATATATATATCTCCCATAAACTCATTCGTGGGGAATATAAGTCTATATGAAAGTAAATCATACACACACACCTATATTAGAATATGGTAATATACTAATATAAAAATAAATATTGACATCTAATAAAAAGTATCTATAATTCTGGTTGGGCGGGCGGGCATAGATATATATTATATAATAGAGTTGCATGCTAAAAAAAAATAAGATAAGATTTGAGGTGGAGTATTATGTCTACTGAAAAAAAAAGAATACAAGAGATAACCGATACACTCACAAAAAGATACGAAGAAAATAAATTGAATTACTATAAACCTTATAGATTTCAAAAAAATTTTCATACAGCGGGAGCTGAAGCTAATCAAAGACTTCTTATGGCAGCGAACAGGGTTGGTAAGTCTTATGTGGGAGCAATGGAGATGGCAGCTCATTTAACTGGATTATATCCTAAATGGTGGGTTGGAAAAAAATTTTTAAAGCCCGTTCGGGCTTGGGTGTGTGGGGCTAGTAATGAAACCACACGAGATATATGCCAGAAAGAATTATTTGGGCAACCAGACAACCCAAGAGATAGAGGAAAAGGAAGTATTCCAAAACATCTCATTGGCGAAACAACAAGAAAACCAGGTGTGCCTAATGCACATTCCTCGGTACTTGTTAAACACAGAACAGGTGGGTGGTCTAGGGTTGCCTTTAAGGCCTATGAAATGGGTGCTGAAAAATTTATGGGGGAGAGTTTAGACCTTATATGGCTAGATGAAGAGCCGCCCCAAGATATTTATTCACAATGTATTACTCGTACCCTCGACAAAAGAGGACAAGTCTACCTGACCTTCACCCCTGAGTCAGGTATGACTGAGGTAGTACAAAACTTCACCTCAGATTTAAGACCAGGACAAGCCCTAGTTACAGCAGGGTGGGAAGATGCCGAGCATCTAACCGAGGACATGAAAGAACAGATTTTAGCGGCCCTACCTCAACACGAACGTGATATGAGGTCAAAAGGCATACCGATGATAGGTTCTGGATTAGTCTTTCCTATCGATGAAGATAATTTGGCTTGCGAGCCTTTTACGATACCGAATCATTTTGCAAAGATTGCAGCAATAGATTTTGGCTATGACCATCCTACCGCAGTAGCTTGGCTGGCTTGGGATAGAGATAAGGATATTGTCTACGTTTATGATACATATCGTATGAGTAAACAAATACCTAGCTATCACGCATCACATATTAATGAACGGGAAGGTAGCGACTATATTCCTATAGTCTGGCCACACGATGGCTACCAACACGATAAAGGTTCAGGTGTTACCCTAGCTGAACAATATCGTGATAATTACGTTAATATGCTGCCTTTCCACTTTGAAAACCCGCCAGCGATTGGTGAGAAAAAAGGCGGTAATTCGGTTGAAGCAGGTCTTATGGATATGTTAGACAGAATGGAATCTGGAAGATTTAAAGTATTCAATACCCTTTATGACTGGTTTGAGGAGTATAGAATGTATCATCGTAAAGATGGAAAGCTGGTCAAACTTAAAGATGACTTAATGTCGGCTACAAGATATGCTGCCATGAGTCTTAGACATTCAACAACTAAAGGTTCACGATGGAACAGTAAAGGCAGATTAGGCCCTGATGTCGCAGTCGTATAGGAGAATATTATGGCAACAAATAGGCAAACAGTAAGAGAACATTTTAATATTTCTGATAAAGAATGGAAAAGAATGACTCGCAATCAAAAAATTTCAAAAATAGCATCTTACAACCAAGGCAGAACTAAAGCACGACAAGAAGCATATGCGGAAAAAATGAAAAATAAACTTAGCGACACAAGAAGTGCAAAACGATACGGGCAAGGTTCTGATTCACGAGTGTTAAAAGATAACCAAATAAGAGATACTCTAAACAAAGCAGGATATAACATTAAACAAGACACTTCAGCAGCACAAAGATTTAAAAAAAGGTACGGAAAATAAATGGCAGCACCAATAATAAGATTAATTATTTCAGGCGGGAAAAAACTTGCAAAAAACAAACAAATCAAAAAGTATGCAGATTCTTTTTGGGATAATACCAAACTACATAAAAAAATTATGGACAGAAATAAAAAAGCAAGATTAAAAAATCAAACACCACCCAAAAAGGATAAGTAATGGCTAAAAAAATGACCAATGAAGAATTAGCATCGAAACTAAGTAACGAAATAGAATCTGCTTCCGGTAATTTTAACACAGAACTATCTTCTCAAAGAGAAGAAGCTATGGAATATTATTTAGGAGAACCTTTTGGAAATGAAATAGAAGGCAGGTCATCCATTGTTACAACTGATGTTAGAGATACTATTGAGTATATTATGCCATCATTAATGCGTATTTTTACAACTCATAACAACACTGCTGAATTTGAGCCACAAGGCCCTGAAGATGTTAAGATGGCTAAACAAGCCACCGACTATGTTAACTACGTTTTTAATAAACAAAATAATGGCTTTAAGGTGCTGTATGATGCCTTTAAAGATGCGTTAATATCTAAAACAGGAGTTATAAAACATTTCTGGGAAGAAAAAACAGAAGTATCTACAGAAAATTACACCAATCTAACTGAAATTGAATACCAATCTATTCTTGCTAACGATGATATGGAAGTTATAGAGCATACTGAGGTTATAATACAAAAACAACAAGTCGATGATTTTGGCACTTTAATATCTCCAGCTATTGTTGAACACGATGTTAAGGTTAAAAAAACTAAAACCGATGGACAAGTAAGAGTTTTATCTGTACCACCTGAAGAATTTTTAATTTCAAGAAGAGCCGAATCTATTGAAGAAGCAAACTTTGTTTGCCATAGAGTTAAAAAATCAGTATCAGATTTAATTTTAGAAGGATATCCAAAAGATTTAGTAGAAGAGTTGCCTACTTACAATCAAAGTAACGCAGAATGGGATGAGGAAAGACAAGCAAGATTTAGTTTTGATTCTGATGCAACTCCATCAGAAGAAACAAAAGGCGCTGGCCGTAAAGTTTGGTTAGAAGAATGTTACATACATCTTGATTATGATGGAGATGGTATAGCAGAACTTAGAAAAATTACTAAAGGTGGTCATATAATATTGGATAATGAGGAGATTGATTCAATTCCTTTCTCAACCATTTGTCCATTACCAATACCGCACAAGTTTCATGGCATGAGTATTGCTGATACTGTTAAGGATATACAATTAATTAAATCTACTATTGTTAGAAACCTTCTTGACAATATGTATTTAACCAATAACTCAAGATATGCTGTTTTAGCAGGCCAAGTAGAGTTGGATGATTTACTATCTTCTAAACCAGGCGGTATTGTGAGAATGAGAGCGCCAGGGGCTGTTACAGCTTTACCTACTCCACAGATACAACCTTTTGCTTTTGAAATGGTTAAATATCTAGACCAAGTAAAAGAAGAAAGGTCTGGTGTATCTAAGATGTCGCAAGGATTAAATCCTGATGTATTAACATCTCATGTAACGAGTGGTGCAATCTCAGCAGCAACCGAGTCTGCTATGCAAAGAGTAGAACTTATTGCTCGTATATTTGCAGAAACAGGTATTAAAGATTTATTTAGAAACATTTACTCACTCGTACAAAGATACGAAGATAGAAAAAAAATTGCTTATTTAAATGGACAATTTGTTCCAATAGATGTATCTAAGTGGAAAGAAAAATTAAACTGTACTGTTAATGTTGGAATAGGAAGCGGAAGTCAACAAAGTAAAACCCAAACTATGAGCGGAATTATGCAAATAATACAACAGTTAGTACAAAATGGAGGTATGGGAACATTAGTTACTCCGCAAAACATATATAATTCTGTTAAAGAATTTATAGCTCAATCAGGATATAAAAACGCAGACCAATTTGTATCAAACCCAGCTAACATGCCGCCACAACAACCGCCAGAACCAACAGTAGAAGAAAAAATTGCTAACCAAAAAGGTCAAATAGAATTACAAAAATTAAAACTTCAAGCTCAAGAATTAGAAATAGATACTCAGCTAAAAGCACAAGAGTTGCAACTTAAAAAAGAAGAAGCATCTGTAAATCTTGCTTTGAAACAACAAGAACTTTTAATTAAAAAATCTCAATTAGAATTAAACGAATCAGAACTTGCTTTAGAAGCAACTCAAAATAGACCAGTAGGAATAGGCCCAAGCTAATGTCATACCCTACACATTCAGGATATGGAAAAATTGAAAGAAATAAATTAGTTTCTAAAAAAATTAAAGTATTAAAAAAAGAAGGCAAACCACAAAAACAAGCAGTAGCGATAGCCTTAAACACCTATCCTAAAAGAAAGAGGTTGCCGCTAAATGAAAGATAATAACGAATTAAATCTTGAGATAGAACTTATAAAAAAAGATATCTATGATATCAAGACTAATCATCTAACTCATATAGAAAAAGATATGAAAGATGTAAAAACAGAAGTATTTAAGTTTAAATATATAGCTTGGACTGCTATTGTTATCTTTATACTAGCAACAGATAAATTTACAGACTTATTGAGGTTACTATAATGTACGGATATAAAAAACCAAAGAAAAACAAAAAGAAAAAAGGCAAATGTTAACTAAATTACAAAGAGCAACTCTTGCAAGACATAAAAAACATCATACTGCAAAACACATGACAGAAATGAGAAAGCATATGAACAAGGGCAAAACTTTTACACAAGCACATAAACTAGCAATGAAGAAGGTAGGAAAATGAGTTTATATAGAAACATTAACAAAAGGAAAAAAGCAGGAACAAGTAGAAGTAAAAAGAACTCTACTATAACCAAAAAAGCATATGCAAATATGAAAGCTGGTTTTCCTAAAAATAAAAAGAAGAAAAAATAATTGGTTAAATTAACAGATAAATCAGAACTTACTAATACAGAATTACAACAACTAATGTTGAAATATCGCATTTCAGTAAATGAGTTACACTTGAAAACATCAATCAGTCCGAATGATATTCGAGGGTATCTCGCTGGGAGAAAAACTATACCCGCTCATGTAGTGGATAGAATCAACCAAATAGGAGCAGAAAATGGTAGATAAAAACAAACAAATACAGGAAGGGCAAAGAGCAAAAGTATTGCTTGAAGACCCTTTATTAATAAAATCGTATGAAGTTATCCAAAACGATACTTTTCAACAATGGATAAGAACAGACATTGAGGAAACTAATAAAAGAGAAGCATTGTATCATTCCATAAGAGGTACATTGACAGCTCAAAATGTTCTTGTTAATACTATGGAAAATGGAAAGATAGTTGAAAACGAATTAAAGGGAGGTAAATAATCATGGCTAAAAATGATATCCCTGTAAAAGAATCCACTCATGGTGGTGTGCCAGTAACTGATGTAAAATCAGCACAGGCAGCCCTTCAAGGTATGATGAGTACTCCAACGGAGCAAACGACAGAAGACCAAGAAGAAACAGAAACTCAAGAAGATGTTTCTGCACAGGACATGGAGTCCGAATCAGTTGAAGTTGAAGCAGCAAACCCTGATGGGTTAACTGCTGATGACTTAGTAGACCAAGACCAGGCGGAAGAAAGTCAGACACCTAGTACATACACCATCAAAGTAGATGGTAAAGATGTAGAGGTTACTCTAGATGAACTTCAAGCAGGTTACAGTAGACAGGCTGATTACACACGAAAAAGTCAAGTATTGGCAGAGCAACGCAGAAAAGCTGATGATGAATTAGCTGCGACTCAACAAGAAAGACAGCGCTATTTACAACACCTTGAACAATTTAATGTTGAATCAAACAAAAAACTTGATGAGTTTAAAAATATTGATTGGACAAAACTCAAGGAAGAAGACCCTACTGAGTATATGTTAAAACGTGACCAGTTTAGGGATATTCAAGACAACCAGAGAATAGCAAAAGAAGAAAGTCAAAAAATTTCTTATAAACAACAGCAAGAGCATGAAGCTCAATGGCAACAAGAACTCGGCAGACAGCAAGAAATTATATCTCAAAAATTGCCTGATTGGTCAGACCCTGACAAAGGCCCAAAACTTAAACAAAATATAAAAAGTTTTGCGGTTAAAAAAGGATTTACCGAACAGGAAGTTGACAGTTTAATTGATGCAAGGTCTGTAGATGTTCTACATAAAGCCATGTTGTATGAAAATCTTTTAAATTCTAAAATTTCAAATAAAAAAGTTAAAGTTGTTCCCAAGGTTCAAAAACCAGGAACACCAACTACTAAGGAAGAAATTTCTGGTGATAAACTAAAAGCGCAAAAAGCAAGACTCAAAAGGTCTGGGCATGTCAATGATGCTTCTAAGCTAATTGAAAGCCTTATGACTAAATAGTCTAATACAAAACTTTTTTAAAATAGGTAATCAAAAATGGCAATTTATACAGATGCGTATGAAACCTTCGATTCTAGCGATAGAAGAGAAGATTTGGCGAATGTTATTTATAACATCTCACCAACAGACACTCCATTTATGTCTTCTATTGGAACTGGTTCAGCAGCTTCAACATTACATGAATGGCAAACAGACTCACTAGCAGCAGCAGCTACTAATGTCGTAATGGAGGGTGATAACCTTCCAAGCAGAGCATTAAGTGCTACTTCTAAACTACTTAACTATACTCAGATTTCAACAAAACCTGTTGTAGTTACTGGTACTCAAGAAGTTATTGCTAAAGCTGGTATGACATCAGAGATGGCTTATCAAATAGCCAAAGCTGGTAAAGAACTAAAACGTGATATGGAGTTCGACTTAACAGGTGTTAATGTTGCAACTGTTGGTTCATCAGGCACAGGTCGTAGACTTAGAGGATACGAAGCATGGTGTAACACTAACGATGCACATGGCTCTGGTGGTTCAACTCATGGAACAACTGGTGCAGTTACAGATGGTACTCAAAGAGTGCTAACTGAATCATTAGTTAAAACAAGTCTTAAAGCATGTTACGACCAAGGTGGTAATCCTGACTTAATGTTAGTTGGTTCATTCAACAAACAAAAAGTATCAGGTTTCACTGGTAACTCTACTCGTATGGACATGGCAGAAGATAGAAGTTTAGTCGCTACTATTGATGTTTATGTTTCTGACTTCGGTGAAGTTAGAGTAGTAGCTGATAGGATATTAAGAAGTTCAGGAAGAACTACACATATCGTAGATACAGAAATGTGGTCTACTGCTATGTTAAGACCTTTCCAAGTTCAAGACTTGGCAAAAACTGGTGATAGTGAAGTTAAACAATTATTGGTTGAGTATACTCTCGTTTCTAAAAACGAAGCTGCTTCAGCTAAAATTGCTGACTGCACAACATCATAATAAAATTTTACTTTCCTCATAGTTAGTAAAGGGTGGGGTTTTGCACTCCAATGTTTTCCCCACCCACCTAGATACATTAATAATGGCCTTGAAGAACAGTATCGCTTCGGAACGAGGGTTATTAATTTGGAGAAATTTAATGAGAACATTAAATGATTATTTTATATCAGCTAAAATAGCTGACATATCAACAGCATCAAGCACATTTGTAGCTGTACCTGATGGTGGCAGAATTATTAAAATTATTACTGCTCTACAAGGTGCAATAACTTCAGCCGATGCTGCTATTACATTTGAAATTGGTGGTACTGCTGTAACTGGTGGTGCTATAACAGTTGCAAACTCAGGCTCGGCAGCAGGAACTGTAGATTCAGCAGAACCTACAGCAGCTAATAGAGTTGAAGAAGGCGGAACTATTGAAATGATTACAGATGGAGCATCTTCAGGTGCTAAAGTCTTATATGTAACATTCGTAATTAGGAGATAAAAATGGCAAATTGGCTAGGTGGTTACAGAGTAACTGCAAATCATATAAGAACTGTAAGTACCGGAAGCGCTCAAACATCAGCAACTAATGCTGGTACTGAGTATGTAAGAGTTACCTCTGATACAGCTTCTGTATTTATTGAGTTTGGAGCAAACCCAACAGCAAGTGTTACTACATCTATTAGATTATGTGCTAATGAGCCACAAATATTTAAGATAGATGGTGGTATGAAACTTGCTGCAATATTAGCTAGTGGAACTGGCAATGTTTGGATGTCGGAGCTTAGTGAATAATGAGTAGAAAATTAGGAGATGGGCAAACTTTTCATTTTCATTCTGCTGATGGAACAGGAGCTATTCAACATAAATCGAAAGATTTGACCAAGTTACTAGACCAAAACAAAAGATTACAACAGGAAGACCACAGCATAAAAGATGAATTTCGTTTA